CGATCATCAAGGACCAGTTTACTGCCTCTTACGTGGTTTCGGCTGGCGGACATTCTGTCCCGGCGTCGTGAATGCTTTACGTTTTTCACGGCGACTAGATTTCACATTTTTGGGAGACTGTTTAGTCTCAAGCTTAGACGGTTCCATTTGCAATTCCTGGAACTGTTCCAACAGGTCTCCATCCACGTCAACCAAACCTTCCTTGTCCAAGACAGCAGAAGGGCGATCGCACAAAATAGGAGGAGAAAATATTGTTTCGAGGGTGGCTTCCTCGATCCAACAGTTAAACCTGTGTACATCAAAGTTTGGCAATTGCGCAACAAAAAGATCCTCCATCCATTCGGCGTAATCATTATAATATTGTTCATTCTCATCCAGGCTAAGAAAATATTTATCACAAAGATTAACAAATTCATAGTTAGGTGTGAGACGCAAAACTCTATTAACGAACATGCCAATGACAGGGCTTCGTCCATCACTAAGTGAGAGGGCATAAGCTTTGTCATGAAGTTTCTGTAATGGCGTAATCGAACTTGACATCGTAACGGTAGTATGAAATTTCGCAAGCGTGCGTGCATAATCACAAACACTTGTTGGATCCCCAAACCAAACATCGGGCCCATACTGTCTGGCTAAAAATTTCACTCCGGCATCACCACGTTGTTTCACAACAGAAGTGAGCTTTTGTCCTACCGCTCGCGCAGCAGCCAAAAATTCCTTTTCAGGAACATTGGCCGTAATGCCATCATCTCCACCATAAACACCTAGTGAATTCCACGCTTCTTCAGGTGACATGAACCCATTAATGGTTCTTGTCATTCTAAAGGCGAGGAACACCACAAAAGCGTTCAGGTCAGTATTAAAAGGTGACGTTTCGGGTGAACCTGAGAGTCTGGCTAAGCCAGTATCATACTCAACTCCGTACGTCGTTTTGCCTTTCAAGTTGCGTTGTTTCCTCATCAATTTTAACATTTCTGGTTTATATTCAGGTCTGAAACTATGCAACATTAACTGTTCTTCGAGATAGCGCGCGACTTCGCTTACTCTACCGTCCATGCGGCTAAAATCCGATTCATTGATAAATTGTGCTCGGGTAAAGACTTCTGCTACCTTGCGCGCCAATTCCTTAGGTGTTTTGCCAAATGCATACCATTTAAATTTCTTCATGCGTTCCGACAAAGCATACATATAGCAAGAATAATCTCGCTTGTCTGGTGCATTAATCGTACTTATCATGCGCGGGTCATTGATATTTTGGTAGCATTCGCGTTTCACGAAAGTCTTCGTAAGATGAGTGGGTTCCTCATTTTCCCCTTGTTGTAAAATACGTCTTTGTTGTGGTTTATTTTGTTTTTCATATACATATTCAATATCCACGGGTACTAGTAATTCAGAATCCTTACAAAACATTGTAACAAATTCATCCACGGTTTTCACTAAAAACGGTGTTAGCTCAGCATCGCTCCTCAATTCCGTAATCCGTTTTTCAACGGCTCTGGTATCGTTGTTCTTGCATCTTGCCGGTGCAAATGCGCCATCCAATAGGGGACGCATAAACGAAACCATCGACGGTTTTGCATCGTAGTCCATTTCTTCCTTTTTCTTAGCCCATTGGAAGGTCCTGACAAATGGATCGGGCAACGTAATTCTGTCAGCCACTACGCTATTTTCCTTATGGTATTCAAGCAAGAATTCAACCACATGTTTGTGATCTTGTACCTTGCTTTTGACCATGGATAGCGTCAATGCTACTGATGACGTTCTAGCCGTGCTTGCAACGATTTCATCAACGGATATGGGCACACTAGCACAAGAATAATTGTCAGTTATTCCCGTGTGCGTGATCAGTCCTTTAGACGTCCTCGTCACCATGCGAATGTATTTGCCCACTACCGGTTCGAATCGTCTCAAATTCGTCCCAGTAAGGTAAGTGTTCGCAATTTTAGCAGGCATCCCCGTATACCGCGCTGTGGGTACAAGAAGTATCATTTGGTGATCGGCATCTACATACCGGCGTTCAACCAGGTAACAGGTAACTTTCGTCACCATTCCCAAACAATTCTTCTTGACTATTTTAAAGCTGTCTCCTTCATAACTCCAAATGCCATGATTATAGACCGCTCCCCCAGATACGATATACTCCACCGTATTGTCTTGGTGAAAAGTGTAAGAGTATTCCCCTTCATTCTTAGCAGCCTGTGAGGGCTGAAAAGTATAAAGCAGCACAGGCCGATAGTGTTTACTCAAAAACCTTGGCATATTGACATAATAATCAACGTCCACCATCGCAACCATCTTAGAATCATCCGTCCTCAAGGGCATTGGTGGTACTCCAAGATCTTTGGTCCAATAATAGGCGCGTGAAATATCACGTCCATTACGCACATCGGCTTGTGAACCTTGATGGAACACAATTTCACTTCCAACTGCTTTAGCAACATTGTCAATAAGCAATGATGCAGTACTACGGGCAGCTGCTGACTCTCCGTGCGTGTGATTCGCAACGGGGCCTAACGCAACTACAGGAGTGTCGGTAAAAGCCAAACGCACCGCCACGGGATCTAACCGTGGGGGTTGCGTCTTCCGTGAAATGAAAGCATCCAATAACTCACCGTCATCGGGATAACATTCACGGGGTCCAGCGCAAAGAACTACGTACAGGAATTGCACCCATAGGTCTTGCGCCTTCAATTTCAACGAGATTCGATTCATGATATCAATCGTT